GCCGCCGTGCCGGTGTCCGCGAACGGCCCATAGTCGGATGCAGGAATGTCAGCCCGCTTGGCGGGGTCGAAGTATTTTGTGTAGCCGTGCAGGTCCATGTCCTGCTGAACGATGTTGCGCTGCTTCTGGAATATCTTAGCTTCCGGCGTCAGCTTCTTCTCCAGGAAGAAGTTAGGCTCTTCAGCCTTCGCCAATGCCTCTTCCATCGAGGCGTAGGGGATTTCCCCCTTCTTCGGCGCGATCAGGAATTTGCCGGGGTTCTTGGGGTCGGGCGCTTTCTCCTTCAGCGCCGGCGGCCCGATGGCAGGATACGCCTCGCCGTATTGCGGGTAGGTGTGCCAGATGGCCTCTGCCTTCGCCTTCAGCCTGGGGTCGCGGTAGGTGTTCTGCAGGGCGCTCGGCGCGATCGCAGACTGCATCGCCGGCGGCGAGAAGTCCTCCAGGGTCAGCACACCCCGCGGGGCGCCGCGGGTGACGCTGGCAGCCTTGAGGATGTCCCCCATGATGCTGCTGCCCTTCTTGCTGATCTTGCTGAGGGGATCCGCAAAGGCCTCGTCCACCATGCTGCCATACATGCCCGCAGCGGCGGCGCCGACCTTGCCTGCCATGCCCGCGACGCGCCCCGCGGGGCCGGCCGCCATCAGGCCATATTCCCACGGCTCGGTCGGCACGAACGCGCCAGCCACGTTATCCGCCAGCCACTTGGTGGTGGCCGGGTCGCCGCCGGTCAGATCCCGCGGCGTGTCCGCTTGCGCGGCTTCAATCTCCATCCTCTTCCAGGGGGTGGCGCCGCCGGCGCGCGACGGCACGAACGGCCGGTAACGGTCCTGCGCCGCCAGCGCACCCATTGCGAACCGTGCATCCGGCGGCAGCTCGGGCGGCGGGCCAACCTGCGGCGCGCCGATCGGCAGCCCCGTCATCGGATCGTAGTAGGTGTCCTCGATGCTCATTTCCCCTCCTACCACCGATTAGCGATGTATTTGAAGCCGGGCCGACCGAACACCAGCCTACCCGGTTGCTCGGTGAATTTCTTGAAATAGTTGGTGTAGGCTACATGGGGGGTGACCTTGACCGCGCCGGCGGCGACCCTCAAGACGTAGCCGGTGCGCGCCGCGGTCTCGCCGGATATGACAATCGCGCCGGTGCCGGCCGCCAGGGACTTGCCCCGCCGCAGCATGATCGGCTCGCCCTGCAGGACAATGCCGCCTGGCAGGACGGTCAGCTTGTAGTTAACCGCCGGGATCAGGTTGACGCTGGAGCCGGCCAGGACGATCGCCCCGGGCTGCGCCGTCATCCTGGCGGGGGTCTTGTGGGCAAGATTGACGCTCTTGCCCGACAGGATGATCGCGCCAGGTAGAGCCGTCAGCGTTTTGGAAATGCCGTGGATCAGGTTGACGTTCTGCGAGCCGATAAGGATATTCGGCGGGAACGTCATGACCAGCTTGCGATCGGTGCGTAGCGTTACCGACTGCCCCGCAAGGGTGAATATGCCCTTGGTCACCACCAGCTTGCGCGCATAGCGCAACGTGACGGACTGACCGGCGAGCGTGACCGCGCCAGGCTGCGCCGAGAGGCTTGCGCCTTCGCGGGACCACTTTAGGACAGCGCTCTTGCCGGCCAGGACAACAGCGCCCGTGCCTACCGGCATCTTGCGGGTGGCGCGCAACGTCACCGTTTGGCCGGCTACCGCGATCGCGCCGGTCCCGGCCTGCATCTTGCGGGTGGGACGCAAGGTGACGTTCTTGCCAGACAGCGCAACTGCACCGGCGGTCGCCGTCAGCTTGTGAGTGCGGCGCAGCGTGACGCTCTTGCCAGACAGGCTTATCGTCCCGCCCGCCACATACTGAGTAATCGTACATGGTGTATCGTAGTTGCCTGAGTAGTTTCCCCACGCGCCAGAGCCGTAATAGATAGAAGATCCGCCTGCGTAGGTTGGCAGATCGGTCATCTTCGTCATGTATTCGTTGAAATCGTTCAGCGCCCCAGTGCGCTCAAACGCCCACGCATACTCAACTCCGCTCGCCACCGCGATTTGCGGCGTGAACGTGAACTCGACCATTGCCGTATCGTTGTCGAGCAGGGTGTTTCCCACCACCACGTTCGACGTGCCGAGCAGCGTGGCCGGAAGATGCTGTGCATCTGTCGTATAGAGTTTTATGCACACACCATCGACGGGGGTGCCGAGCTTGCCTACCAGAGCGGAGATCTTGTCGACGCGTGTTCCGACTGACAGGAAGGTTTGTCCGATGCGCTCCTGCCCGAAAGTGGCGTTGCCCCAGTCGGTTTCCGCCGACGCGCCGCTGATGATAATGCTGACGGGATCGCCGCCTGGCTGCAGTATGTACCCTTCGCCAGAATAGCGCAGGTTGACGTTCTTGCCGCTCAAGACAACGGCGCCGGCGCCCGCCTGCATCTTGCGGGTGGGGCGTAGCGTGACGTTCTGACCGGCCAGGACGATCGCGCCTGCCGTGACTTGCAGCTTACGTCCGACCCGCAGCGAGACCGACGTACCCGCGAGCGTTACCGCGCCGGGGAGCGCCTGCAGCTCATAGGCCGCGCCTGCTGCCGCAGGCGCAAACTGCAGCTCAACCCATGAGACTTGGATGCGCTCTGTCATGTCACCAGTCCGACGCCCCCGCTGGCTTGGCATAGGTGTAGGTGGTCGCGCCGAAATTGGTTCTTACGGTGGACGAAGTCGCCTCGACCGCAATGTAGGGGTAGATCGCACCGGTATCGCCAGCCATTCCGGCGTAGCTGATGCCGCCCACACCCGTCACCGGATTGTTTGAAGCGTTAGCATTCCACGGGCCGCCATCCAGCCGCCACCAAACCAGCTTCAAGCCTATGTCGACGCACATATCGGCGACGGCATTGGCGTAATAGTGACCAGTGCTGGTCCCGATCTGAGCGCCGTTCAGCCAAACAGCCCCGTCGACATTCATGCCCATCATGTTGTTGCTGTAGAACGGGCTTCCGCTGCCAAGCAGACTGCCGGTACCGTTAGCAATGCCAAAGACAACGGCGTTCGGCCAAGTGTAGGCATCCATTTTTATAGAGCAGAAATACAACCCACTGCCGGTGTGGCTGGCGATAGCGCGTATCCCTGGATAACCGCCAGCCCCCAGAGAGCCGACAATCAGGTTGGTCCCGTCGACCGTAATACCCGGTGCTTTGTCGCTCGGGTTCCAGGTTGTCGTCGCCGAGCCGGTGACCAGCTTCTTGTAGCGATAGCGTAGGATTGCCGGTGCCGCTGCGCCCGCTGGCGGGTTGCTCAACGGCGCGCGGTAGACGTTGCTGCTGCCGTCATCAAACTCGACAAACAGATTTGAGAAATTGCCGATCGCGGCAAACTCTGGCCCGGTCAGTGTCTGCTCGGCAGTCGCGAACGTCGTACCTGGAGATGGATGGCTCCACGTTGCAATCTGCGTCGAACCTTCAAACAGCCGAACCGCAAGGCTCGTACTGACAAGGTCAGGCGACTGCACATAGTCGAGATCGTCAGCCGTGGCTTCGTCAATCGACTGATAGATGTTGCTGGTGCCACCCGCCTGATCGGTCCAGCCATCCGTCGCCACATCGCCATCAGGCCTCAAATACGCAATCGCGCCTGCCTTGGTCAGCGTGACGTTCTGGCCCGCCAGCGCGACGGCGCCCGTCTCGGCAATAAGAACCTTATTGGAGGTAAAGACACTTTCCTTGCCGACAACCTGCGTCGTCAGGTCGATGCCAGCAACGTAATCAAGCGACCAGACCCCACCGACGCAGGAATATGCCGTGCCGCCGCTGTAATTATTGTAGTTGAACCAGACGTGCCAATAGGCGAGATCGTTCAGGGCGCCTGTGCGAGAGATGACAAAGAAATAAGTGCCGGGGTCCAACTCGGGATTGTTGAACCTGAACGAGAACCATGTGCCGCCCCAGATGCTGCTTTGGATGGTCGACGTTGATCCTGTATTGGTCGCCGTCGCTATCAAGGCTCCGTCAGGTGCGCCCTGGCGGATCTCCATCATGATCTGATCGGTAGCGCCAAACGTCTCATACTTGCCGGTGTAATCGGTGATGGTCCACCGCTTGCCCGCAGGGACGGTGATCTCCTGCGCGACCTTCTGATGGCCGCCTGTTCCTCCAACCTGAAGGATAGCGACGCCGGCAGGATAATCCAGCAGGTAGCCGTAAGGAACGAGGCTGGCAGGCTTTCCGGCAACGGCAAAGGCCTTCACGCCCGCCTGAAATTTGTGCCCGTAGCGCAGCGTGACGTTCTGGCCTGCCAGCGCAACCGCACCTGCGGTGACGTTGAAATCATGCGCTCGCGCCAGCTTGACGCTTGGACCAGCGAGAGTGACGGCACCGGGGAGCGCAGTCAGCACCGCCGCCGGCGGTGTGGTCGTGCGTACCGTGTACTCGTTGTACTTCAGCGTTCCTGCATCGTTGACGATGTAGGGGATGACGACATTGTTGCCGCGCTGGTAGATGGTGGCGTCGACAGATAGATTTACAGCCGCTGATGCAATTGTTGCCGTAAAAATATTGACCGGCGTTAACCAAGTTGATCCGTCTGTCGTGCTTCTAGCGGCGTAAAGGTCACTATCTGAGCTGTTACGGTAGATGACCCAGACATCTCCCTGATCACTAAACAAGCCTTTTGGATCGGTTGATACGCTGCTGTAAACTGCACTGGCAGTTAGCGTCGGCGTGTTGCCGCTATTAAAATATACTGCACCAGTTCCAGAGTATGTGGAAACACATCTGGTAACGCCTGCATCATCATACGACACAGCAGCATATGGGCCATTACCGGCGATTGCGGAAACAGTCTGCAAGGCATTGGCCGCGCTTAATGTCCGTTGTCTGAACGCAACGCCTTCTGAGAAAATGAAATGAACACTATCTGATACACCAAGAATTGCTTCCGGGTTTGTATTGTCCGTCGCCGTATTGGCATCGACCCTGCTGCCGCCCACCGTCCAAACGCCAGCCGTACTGCGTGTCGCATAGTACATCCGGGCGCGTGGTGTGCCTGACGTATTGGTCTGCAAGCCGTTGTAGAGCGCGACCACAACGCCGGTCGAGCGGACGACGAGCGAGCTGTGGAATACCGTAGCACCCATCTGTCCTGCGACCGCTGCCGCCGCCGCAACCGTCTCAGTCGTCGCCAAGAACGTATCGGTGGCCGCGTCGAACGACAGATATTTCGTCGCGACGCTGGTCGACGCCGTGCCGTCATTCACCAGCAGATGGATGACGCTGCCGACCTGATAGGCCGCGATGTTCAGGATGGCGGTCGTGAAGCCGGTCTTGGTGGCGATGCTGCCCCACGAAACTGTCGGATCGGCAGCTGTCGTTCCGACTACGAGCAGATCCAGATCAGTGGTACTAACTGCGCCCCATACGGCTGTTGTCGAATTGTAATTAGCGCTGCCCTGCGCGGCATCAAAATTTGCAGTGGCTCCCGAATAGGCTGCATAGTAATTGACGGTGTCTATCGCCCCGCTTCGACTGACAGCGACTGCATATCGAGTGCCTGGACTGACGGCGACCGGCGTTGAAAACGTAAGCGTGTATTTTACAGCAGCCGTTGTCAGGCCGGACCCGGCCAGCGTTGCCGATGTACCGAGAGACGACCCGATCGGCCTGCTTGTGCCAGTGTCGAACAGATAAATATCGACAACAAGATTGTCGGTCGGGCTTCCAACCTTGCGCAGGCCAAAAGCAATGGATGTGATCGACTGCGCGTCCGCGTCGGTCGTGAATGTCTGATAGCTGCGAGCGCGAGTGGCATTGTCTCCAAAGGTTAGCGCCCCAGAATAACCCGATGGAATTGAATAGATCGTTGCACCAGCACCCGACTTATACGCTTGCAGCGTGGTCGCCGTGGTGCCGTCGCGCCCGAAGAAATAATAGTAGTCGGCGGCGATGGTGACGGCGATGTTGACAACAACCTTTAGATCGACACTGCCAGCAAGCCATGAAGTACCATCATAAGTCCACGTCGAGCCGCCTGCATAACTACTGCTGGCCTGCGCGCCTATTCGTATGAAATTTGAGACATCGCGACCGCCCGTGCGCCGGATCGTAACGCCAAATGTTGCGCCGGCAGAAATCGTTGGTGGTGACGCAAATGTAAATGTAATCGCTTGTGCCGAACCGACTAAGGTTGCAGTTATAGTCGTTGCGGAAATCTGGTAGCTTGTTGCAAGCACTGATCCCCTAGGATCAGTCGATGTAACCTCGATATAAAAATCATCTGTCGGTGTGCCGGCCTTGTATATATTCAGGACAACGCTTGCTATCGTAAGTGAACTGGCACCATTAGTAAGAGATTGCCCCTGCGCGGCATCGCTACCAGCACCGCCATAAACATTGTTCCCACTCGCTGGCGTAGCTTGGGTATCAATCGCGACCTGAGCATAATTCCCCGCCGCCACCTTGAACGGCCCAACCGGCGCGACCGCCGTGCTTATGCCGGTGATCGTGACCGGGAGAGCCATTCAGACACCCATCAGGTAATCGTCAGGATGCCGTTGGTCGGATCGGCGTCGAACGTGAAGGTCTCGGTGTCGGCCAAGGTGATGGACGAAGCATAATCGTAGTAGCCGAGCAGCTTGCTGGACGCCGTCGTGTTGTACAGGATGGCATAGCGGAACGGCCCGATCGAGCCGCCGCTCGCCGTGAACACACTGTCGGCCACCACCAGCTTGAACACGCCCGCTGTGGTGGTGCCGGTCACGCCGGTCAGCGTATTGCCGCCTGCGGTATAGCCCGCGGCGGCTGCCGGCGCCGGCGCCACCGTGGTGTTCCAGACCGTGTCCGACGCGGCGTTCGGCGCAGTATTGGTCAGCGCCAGCTTCAGCGTCGGCGGGGTCTGCAGGTTGTGCCCGCCCTTGCTGATCTCATCGATGAATGAATTGTATTTGACGAATGCTGCGGTAGCCATGGTCTATCTCCCCCTGGGAATGGTTGGTTTGTTCATCGCCGCGACCTGCCGCTCATGCGCTCGAGCCGCCATGTCGTTCTGCTTAGCAACCGCCTGCTGCGAGGCCGTCTGCATCGCCATCTGCGCCTTCTGCCGCGCCAGATCCATGTCCTGCGTTTTCTCAATGATGTGCATCTGATGCGCCTCGCGATCGGTCGCAGCCTTCTGGTTCTGAACCGCTATCTTGCCCTCACCATCGTGCATCTTGGCCTGCAGCTCGGCCTGCTTGATCTTTATCTCGTTCTGCAGCTCCCACTGCTTGTGGGTGTCTTTCTGCTTCAGCTCGGCAGCCTTCAATGCTGCATCCTGGTTGTTCTTTTCCTTCGCCGTGATCTGCTTCATCTGCTCGATCTGCAGCGCAATCTTGCCCGCGGCCGTGGTCGGGTCGTCGCCCTTGGCCTGGCCGGCCTTGCTCTGGGCCTGCTCAATCATGTCATCGATTGCGCCGTCCATGGTGCGGCCGACGCGGTACGGCGCCAGGGAGAACTTCAGCACTTCGCCGCAGAACGTAGCCGCCTCTGGCGCCGCCGCCACCATCTGCGCCATCTGCTGCAGCATGCCGCTCATCGCCGTAATGAACTCGGTGCGCTGCTGCTTCTCGCGCTGCTCATCCGGCATGATGGTGCTGTCGGTCTCGATGTCGAGGACAAAAGACTTGGCCCTGTTATCCTTCAGGAACTTCAGCACCTGGTCGATCGTCGGCTCCTGCGGCAGGTTCTGCAGCTCCTGCAGCTGCGCCTGAAATTGCTTCTGCAGCTCCTGCTTCGGATCCGGCTGCGGCGTCTGGCCGGGCTGCGGTTGCTGCGGCTGCGGCGGGGCCTGCGCCATCTGTTGCTGCAGCTGCATCAGCCGCTGCTGCATCTGCGCCGCCTTCTGCTCCTGGGACTTTTTGGTCGGCAGCTGGGTCTGGCTCATCTCGACAATGGTGTCGTCCGCGAACTTTTCGGTGATGATCTCGCTGGTGATCTCGACCAGGTCGCGCGCCAGGCGCGCCAGCTCTTGCTGCTTGTCGCGGATGCGCGTCGACCCATACTGCGTCTTCAATTGTTGGGCGCCGAGCGTCTCATTAGGGTCAGTCGCGCCGCGCATGATGTCGGACAATCCCATGATCTGGTAGATGTCCTCGATAATCTGCTTTCGCAGCGCCACCAGCTGGGTGATGGTCGTCGCGATCATGTCGATCGGCATCCATATGATGATCTCTTTCGAGCCACCGAATGCCGCCCAATTGCTGATCGGCACCATCACCGTGCCTGGCGTATTGATGTCGACCGCGGTTTGGATCGCGTCGGCAATCTCACCGCCGCCGGCCGGGTAAAACCCCTTCACCGTGACGGCGTCCGACAGCGCGTGGATGCGGCCGGTGAGGATATTCACCTCCTGCAGCTGGTCGCGATACTGTAGTGCGTCTGGTACAGGTACGAGGGATCCTCGTTGTACTGTGCCGTAGGCAGGTTTTGGGCAGGGGAAGAAATTTTGCAGGTCGAGGTGGGCATCGTCCTCGTCAAGTATGTCCTCGACGCCCTCGGCAACCCATACGACACGTCTTGAGCCCTTGTCCCAGATTTCCCAGAACTTCGCCCGCTCGCGATTATCGGCACCGCCGACCTCCTTGCTGTCCTTGTCGACCTTGTACTCGGCCTCCTGGTAGGCATCGCCCGAATGCTTGCTAAACCGCTTGCGGGCCTGCGATCGCGTCAGGTAGCTGGCGCCGGCAACCCATGTCACCTCGCGCCAATTGCGTGAGATCGAATGCAGAAAGTCGCGCCGCGCCTTGAAGTCTATGCACACCTTCTCATGGTCATAGTCACCGTCGCCGCCGCTCTCATAGCGGCACCAGGCCACGCCGCGGCTGTTCATTGAGAGGTCATCGCGCACCAGCAGCATCAGGTCATTGATGCGGGTCAGGTCGAACGCGACGTTCGTGCATCGCTCCATTATCTCGCTGGCCTGCTGCGGGATCGGGCGCCTGTCCTTGAACTTCGGCACCACAACAGGGATCGGAGCCTTGGCATAGATCGAGGGTTTCAAGACCTCGCAATTCGCCCAAAACATTTGAAATTCGCGGTTACGCCCCTCAAAGGCGAGCCGATCGAGGCTGGCATATTGCCGATCGATCTTGTCGCAGTGATCGTTCCACTGCTCGAATGCATCCTCGCTCTCCTCGAGCAGGTTCAGCCAGGCCTTGGCCGACTTGGGCTCGATCGTCGGGTTGTACTCATGATCCTCCGAGCGCAGATCCTCTTCGTGCGGCTTGGTGTCGTATTCGCGCCGATAGTCCGAGACCCTATCCTTGTCCGCCATCACGCACCCGCTTTGCTAGTCGATAGGAATACACCGCTGCGATGTCGCCTGTTGTGAACTTAGCCGCCATCAAATCTTCCATCACCTCGAGCAGCAGCTCGAAGTCTAGCTTGCCTACAAACGGCACCAGCGCCTCTTCCAGGCGCTTGCCAGTGTCGCGGATCATCTTGCCCGACACTGCGTGTATTGTGAAAATGTCTGCCGGCTCACTCAAAATATGATCCCTCCCCGCTTCGGCGCCGCGGGCGGCGGAATGCGCCAGCCCTCCAGCTTCGGTTGCTTGGTGATCAGCCGCGGCGCCGGCTTCCAGGCTTGTGCGAGGTAGCGGAAGGCGTCAGCAGGGTGCGATGTCCAATCGTGAACGGCCGATGCGCGGAAGGCTTTTTTATCGTCATCCCACTCGCGCCTGTATTGCTCGAGCGCGGAGAAGCCACCCTCTTCCACGCGCGGATGAAACACGCATAGCGGCAGCGTGCGCCGCACCGCGTTGATGCCGTCATCGAGCGTTGCCAACGGCACCAACATTGGCTTGAGCCCGAGCGTCGTCATGGTCTCAACGCGCGTCCGGCCGGATCCCCATTCCTTCACTTTGGCGTCATGCGGGACGTAGTCGATGCCGTGGATCCAGCCATGCTCACGCTCGTTCTTTTCGATAACGTCGCGATAGTGTTCGACACCAACGCCAGATGAGGCGTAATGCCAAAGCACCACCAGCTGGGCCCCCTGATTTTGGTAGCCCCATATTGATGTGTCGTCTCCGACGCCAATATCCCATGCGTAATTCACCGGCTTGTCGTAGTGGGCGATCGCCTCCTCGGTGATGCGCCCTTCGGCGCGCACCTGGGCGCATTCGATCGAATAGAACGAGCCCATGATCGCAGCGTTGAACGAGCAGAGCATCTCTTGCTCATACATCGCTCGGCCGTGATCCTCGCCGTAGAGCGTGATTAGCTCTGCTCGGGTTTCGGCAAGCGCAGCTGGGGAGAGGGCAGCAGTTTCTGTTGCTGGGAGGAGTTCTGCGAACCATCCAGGGGTTCGTTCAGCATGTCGGTATAGTTGAAGTAGATGATTGCGTCCTCGGGGAGTAGAGATCCACGTCGCCCATCCGGCGTTTTCCTCCAAGATCGGCCGGTAGTAGGCCCATGCTGATGGGTTCGCCAATGCCCACTCCGAGAAGACAATACCAGCGACCGACGAACCAATGCCACCGCCTTGGGTGACTGCGTCACTGCCGGCAACTGCCCAGGTTGATCCGTTGTGGAAACGGATTTGCATGATGTCGTCTCGGGTGTTAGCTCGCAGCTCGTGTGGGAACGCTTCATCGATGCGCCTCCGTCCTGTATGTGGGTTGACTGCATTCCATATCGCGCCTCGCGCATCGGTGAACCGCGGAAACATATGCCAGTAGTTGGCCGGCCGCTTGATCATCGCTTGCGCTGTAGCGTGCAGCGCCACCTCGTCTTTGCCGGCTCGGCGATGCCAGACAGCGACGGCGCGCTTGCCGCCGCGCAACAGATAGCGCCATAGGTTTTTTTGATGGGGGCGCGGCTTCCATCCGTCTGTTGGCAAGCGGATGGTGCCGAGGTCGTTCATCGCTCTAGCCCCCAGCGTATTCGGTAGCGCGCTGCTGTTCGTCAAGCCTCGCGGTTTCGGCCAGTGAACGGAAGATGCGCGCGAACGTTTTATCGCCGGCGGCTGCGAACTTGTCTGCGATCGCGAGTAGTTCTTTCTCGCTACTCATCGTCGTCCTCGAGCATCTGTCGCAGCACCACTTTGATTTCGCCTTTGACCTCGTGTGTCGTGTCTTGCTGTGGCTTGCCCCATCCGCGCTCGAGCAGGATAGACGCCGCGCGCATCCTGAGTTCGGGCTCGATCTCCTCGCTATTGGCATAGCCAGCGATCATCCGGATGTTAGCTTCCGTATGCGATCGGCAGAGCGATTTGAGCCATGTTAGGTCTTTAATCTCAGCCATTTAGCTTGGGAGGCACCCCCTCCTCTAGTTTACTGACGCGCTGCCTAACCTGCTGCATTTCCTCACCGATTTTGTTTATTTCATCTTCGATGATGTTGATGGCGAGCGCGAGATCCTCGCGCGCGGTTTGCTGGGCCTCGCTGACCTTGGCGTCGAGCATGCTGATGATCTTCATATTTGCCATGCGGAACCATGCGCTGATGCCAGATATGGCGTCAAGGGTTTATGGTGGCCTCTACTGATTGAAGTCTTGGATGTCATCGAGGGGATCATCGAGGCTGACGCCGTCGCGGATGGCGTCGAGGGGATCCTGGATGCTGATGCGGCGGATGGCGACCACCTCGGCGCCTGGGAAGATGATCTTGGTGTCGACCACCTCGCGGTAGTTTTCGAGCATGCGGCCGATCTCTTCCAGGGTATAGGTTACGACCCGGCGGCCTTCGCGGGAGACGTTGTAGGCATCGATCTCGTCGCGGACGAGGGCTGCCACGGTACCATCCTTGAGGGGCACCTCCCAGACCTCGGGGGCGAGCCTTGACGCACCCGCGGCCTCGGCTGCCTTGTCTAGCGCCTGCCACGCCGCGGTCATGCGGGCGGCCTGGCGCTGGACCTCCTCGAGGTCGCCGTGATGGATGGCTGAGTTGTAGAGGAACCGCTGGCGGTCGAACTTTTCCCGGAGCGGGGTGTCGACCAGGAGGCGCAGCCTTCCGGCACCCCATCGCTGTTCCATTTCGATTGCCGTGGCGTCGGCGCCGTCGATCGCGGCCTGGCCCGAGAGGTAGGTTCCATAGGTCGCGTTCCAGCGCCGATCAGTGGAATAGGTTTCCTTGATCCTTGCCATTTTTGCCTTCCTTCCGTTTGAGGTGTTTCAGCTCAGTCTTGAGCTTCTTCAGGGCGCGTTCGTAGTTGGAGCGGCGAGCCTTCACCGCGGTCCAGTCCCGCCTTGGCTCCAGCCAGGCTGCGTTCAGGTTATCGAGCGCCGTGAACAACGGAACCCGATCGGCTGCTCCCTCGGGGCGGAACAGCACGGCGCCGTCGCTGCGCCGATCGTGGGTTCGCTTGACGCTGTGGTAGATATCGTCCCGCTCGAAATAGTATGGCTTGAGCAGCTGGCGCAGCGCGTTCAATTCCGCCTCGGTGACATCGACCAGATCCCCGACCCGATCGATTTCCCTCTCGCATTCTTCCAGGTCCATTTTTGCCCTCCGTATCGGCTGCTACCGTATATTCGTTTTGCGGCACCTCTCCCTAAAGGAGAGAGGTGCCGATACGATACGATGGAACTTGGCTCATCGTATCGGCGTCGTATCGGTATTGATTATTTAGAATTATCAATAAGGTAACCCATGTTCGTATCGGCACCGTATTGGCCTCGTATCGGCCCGATACGGTGGGTCAAATCGTATCGGTAGTATAATGGTAGTGTTTGGTAATTAGGCACCGCTAATCATCATCATCGGCGTCACTGTCGGCGTGCCACTTAACCCCGATCGCCTTGCAACCCTTTTTAGTTAACCTGTATTTGGTCCCTCTGTGGTTGTAGATCAATTTCGCCCGTTTCAGCCGCTCCATGATGCGCTGCACCTTGGCCTTGGCTGGACTGCCATCTGGCAGCACGAAGCCACACATCTTGGCGGTCGCCGTCATCGAGATATTCTTGCTGGCGTTCATCAGCCGCAGCACCGTGTCCTCGTCGGCCTCGGCGACCTGCGCCCGCCGCTCGGCGCCGGCGTCACTGATAGGCACCGCTATCACGCTGGGGAGGTGCCGCCCCTTGCTGTCGACCAGGTTGTCGCTGGTGATGGTTTTCAGCTCAAAGGACAGGCTCTCAAACGCCACCCCGCGCCACTTGCTGGAGTGCGGCCGGATCGTACAGGTGCGGTCCTCGGTCCAGCAGGTGATGTTGCCATCGACCTCGTTGAGGAAGGCTGACCCGCCCATCGGCACCAGATTGTCCTGGCTGGCGTTCTTGACCGGGTGGCAGTTGACCAGCACGGTCGGGTTGCCGGGCAGCCGCAGCAGCCGGCGCAGGATCTGGGCGAACGCCTTGCGCTGCTCGTTGCTGTTGCCCTCATCCCCCAGGAAATAGGCCTGGTCGGTGTCGATGATGACCAGGGACAGGTTGGGGATCAGGGCAGCCCCGGCCTCGATGCGGGCCATGCTGGCGCCGATGTCGACCACGCCATCGATGAAGTAGAACGGGATGGAACCAACCGCGAACCCCTCATGGTCGGCCATCGCAATGTAGCGCGCGCGGATGTCGTCGCTGTTCTCGCCGGCCAGGAACAGCACGCCGCCCTGGCTCACCGGGTGGTCATGGTACGGCAGCCCCCGGGCCACCTTGCACCCCATCAGCATGCTGATCGGCGTCTTGCCGTGCCCGGTAGGCCCGGTGAGGCTGTACAGATAGCCCTTCTGCACCAGCCCATCGACCAGGTAGTCGGGCGGCCGATACCCTTTCAGAAACTCGAGATCGGTCAGAATTAGCGGCACCGGCTGCCCGGTGGCGGGGTCGACCTTGACCTCGTTTTGTTCTAGTGTGGCCCGGTAATTACCCGAATTACCGGGCTGCCTGGCCTCCTCGGCCACCTTGTCGTCCCAGTGCCGCATCGCGGCGAGCCATTTCACATGAAACTCGCGGGGTCCGCGGCCCTCCAGGTCGAGCAGCTCGTCCTTGGTCATGCCGGCGCCGGATGCCCGCGGAGACACCTCCCGCGCATAGACGGCATACTTCTCAGCCATCTTGGCGAATTGCTCATCGACGCTGGGCTTGATCGGGCACTCCCGCCGCCAATCCACCACCGCGGCCCAGATCAGGTCGCGCATGAACTCCTCGCGGCCGTCCGTCTGGTGACCGAACCCGTCATAGGTGCCCACCGACGAAAATGTTTTCGTCGGATTTCCGTCGATGGTCCTGGTTGCGCTACCACCGCCATGGGCCAGCACCAGGGTATCGATCGCCTCGAGCAGCCAGTCCGGCGCCAGGGCAATCTCGACCTCGTCGGGCGACAGCCCCTCCAGCCACTCATAGGCCCGCCCGCTCTCATGCATCGACGGGGCGAGCATGGCGAAGCCACCCTGGCCGCGGATGTCGACGCCGATCGAGGTCTTGCAGGTCGGCGGGGTCCATCCTGGCGGGGCGCGGAATAGCTTCTGCAGGCCACCGCCGCCGGTGCGCTGCTCGGGCGTTTCGAGGGGCATGTCGTTGTTGTGGAGGGTCAACAAGACCCCCCACCATGCCGCGGCGGCCGGGTTCTTGTGGGTGTCGAGGTCGATCACGAACAGGTTATTGGAAGCGCGCCCGCAGATCGTACCCATCTGCAGCCGGGCGACATATTGCCCATGAGGGCCATACCAACGGTCAAACATCTCGTCGGGGATCAGCGCCTCCTGGAACTCGGTCCAGCTCTTGAACAGCGGGCGCTTCCAGGCCGCGCCTGGCTTAACCTCGACATGCGAGCAGGCCGGCACCACCTGGATGGCCTTGGTGCGGTAGAGCCGGGCCCATTCGGCCGCGGAGGCGAACTCGGGATCGATCATGGGAACACCGGACGGTTTGCCGGCTTTGTAATGACGGGCTGATAGGCTATATCCATGGGAATGCCTGTGATTGCTGGGTGATGACGGAAATTGCAGGTAGGCGGGAGGGGATCGGACGCCCCCTCCCGCCTTTTTTACCCTACGCTCGTTTAGCCGAAGTCGTCATCAGCCATTTGCACCGGCTCGACACGCCGGTACTGGTTCGGCGGCGGCACGGTCTGCGACCCGGTCGACGGCGGGGTCGGCCGCAACGGCTCCACCGGAGCCCTGGAGGGCTCCCGCGGGGTCAGATCCGCCGGGCGCTGGGCCCAGCCCGAGATCCGAAACTCGGGCTTGTAGTTGGTCGATTGCGCCGACTTGACCGGCACAGTCCGCACCAACTCCACCACCGGCAACTGACCGGGGTACTGTGCCTTCTGCCGCTCGTACTCGGCGTACAGCTCCTCAATCGCCGACAGGAACGCCTTCGACTGCCCCGCGATCTCCCGCACCGGCTTGTCGCCGCCGCAGGCCTTGGTCAGCTTCAGCATGAAGCGGACGCCGTTCTTGTGGTCCGGTGAAGGTTTCTCCGGGTAGGCACCGCCCGCGTCCAGTGCCGCCAACGTAGTCAGCCGCAGGCTCGGCGGCGCGCCGGGCGAGAACAACATCCAGCCCGTCTCGACATTCTCGAAATCAAAGCAGGCCTTGAAGGTGGAGGTGATGTCGACCTGGTCGTTGTCGAAGCCGTTGGCGTCCTGGATGCGATCGATGCGAAACATGCGGCCCGAACGCGCATCGTATTTGACGATCGGCGTAAACTCCCCGCCGGCGGATGTCTCAGTGCTAAAGCCAAATCTTGCCATGTCAGTATCTTCCTTTAGTGCAGCTGTAAGGCCAGCCGCGGCGCCACACCGGATTATCCCGGTATTGGATAAAACTCTGTTCAGCTCTTCTTCGATTGTCGCTTCATCTTGTGGAAGCGCTTCCAGTTTGCGTTAATCCGTTCTGCAACCATTGCGCCAAAGAGATCAAAACCTTCTTCAAGGTCTTCTCTTGAGTTGGCAGTATGCACCAGGTCCAGCGCAATCATATTCGCCATGACGATGCTAGCCGTGGAGGGATGGATATCCTGGCTTTTGAACCAGGCTATCAGCGCATACATCATCTGTTTTGTCTCTTCTTCGTCAGGTAATTCAATATCCATCACACACCCCATATCTCAAATGCAAGCGCCCGTGCGGCCGGCGAGCCCCAGTAAAAACTATCGAGGTCGGGCGCGGTAATGCCGGGGAAGAAGTTCGGATCTTCACTCAGCGCCAGGAAGTTTTCGACCTTGACCGCGATATTATACAACGCCTGGCGATGTTGCCTGATATTTTCCAACTCCAGCGTCTGACACTTTTTCGGCGTGCAGTAGGTCAGCCGTCCCTGGTGGTTATCCCCGGAATACATCGACACCTGCCGGGCGTGGGCGGCCTTGATCTTCGACGGCATCTTGTCGGTGGTCTTGAGGTCGACAATGATGCCGTGCTGCTCCCATTTGAAATCGAAGTAGCCGATGATCGGCAGCCGCAGGCCCTCGGGATGCCAGGTGACGAACCCCTGACTGTCGCTCGGCACGCCGTAGGGCGCCAGCTCATCGAGCGCCTGGCTGACCATGTCGGGGATATCGTCACGATACTTTTCGCGGCGGACATCGCCCGACATCGCCGTCAGCAGGTCGTAGCGGGCCAGCGCAAGCCTTATGCAGTCCTTCTCGGCTGCTTCCGGGTCGCCGAGGCCGTAGGCGAGGCCGGCCTCGACCGCCGAGCCCCTGTGCGCCACCGCGCCGACCGGCTGTTTGAGGCCAAGTATCTTCTCCAGGACAAACATCGCCTGCGACGCCGCAAACAGGTTGAGCGATGACGGCGAGTGGCGTTCGTAGTTGATCATGATTTTAACCTAACCTCTCTTTGAGATTTTCAAATTCTTCGACAACCCAGAGATCGCCGGCGACATGCCCCTCGACGGCATGAAAGGAAAAAACACTGCCGCCTACTCTGGTGTGATTTGGCTGGATGAATAAAACATTACTGATGTTAACTAAAACCTCTCGACGGCCGTGCGGCTGTTCGTCGGTGTGCAACAGCATAAACGTTTTCATTTCAACGCTCCCCAAAGTTTCAGAATTTTCCCTGCCTCATCGAACGATCGGGCAATGGCGTATGGATGGTTCAACGCAAGACATATCAACTGAAAGTTTTTCTGCTCGACCGACTGCCGGCCGGTTTTGGTTTTCATTTCCAACCAGCCGACGCGCCCGCCAGGCAGCATGACACAGAGATCTGCCAGGCCAGAGCGCATACCCTCGCGCTTCATCCTGGCGCCCATCCGAGGCGTTCGGATGCCGGCGTTGGGGATGGCAAACCAGTAGACATCCTTCTTGGCCGCGACGGTGAGATAGTCGATCACCAGCACCTGCAGCTTGTGCTCCTCGTCGCCGCGCTTCATGCGAACTGCTTCCTCGCGGGGTGATAGGCCATGTCGCAGTGCTTGGTGCAGTAAGGCTTGCCCTCCTCCTGCTGCTGACCGCAATACAGGATGTCGGGCCACTGCCCGATCGGCCACTTGCAGTCGACGTAATCCCGCAACTGATAGATCGTGATCAGACCATCCGGGTGACGTGTAGGCTTGGGCTTAGGCTTGGGCCGCGGTTTGTAGATATACTCCCTGATCTTTCGCGGCCGTACTTTTCGCGGGGGCATGGCGAGCCTCCTGCTTTTGCCGATACAGGAATTTCGGGTGAGGGTGATGTTGAACTCGGCCGACAGCATCCTGGCAATCACGTCGAAGGTGTGGTTCTCCGGCGCCTCCAGCAATTGCTGGAGGCGTTGGGTCAGGCCCGGCGTGTCGTTCCACAGTGACATCATGGCGTCGGGTTCTCATGAGCCTGGCCGTTAATGAACTGCTTGTGTGCCGTCAGCACGCCTTCGCCGAAGATGCGAAGCCTGGCGTCCATGTCGTTGAGCAGCTTGGCGTGTTCCTGGAGATGGCTGTTGATCTCCTCGGTTAGTACCTTGACGCTTGCCTGCAGGTTTTTGGCCTCGGTGACGTTGTCGTCGGCGGCCTTGATCAGTGAGGCGATCAGCTGCTCGCCGATGTCGTTGAATGTATGCTTGGTCATGTTTGCCTTCGTTGGTTGGAGGTTAGGGTTAGTTTTTTGGTGATCGTATCGGCACTCCGCTGTTGGAGAGGATCGGCACTGAGGGGATGTTGCTCTGCGCCAGGTGCGCCGCCGCCATCTCGACCTTCAGAGTGTCGAGGATGGCGCGGGCGACACTGATGTGCAGTCGCGCCTCGCTTGATGAGATTTCCTTTTTGTCGATCTGCTTCCAGATATCCAAGAGCTTGGTGCGGATGTCCGCGGTGTCTTTTAGGACCGTTGCCGGGATACTCATTCAATCCTCCTGTTCATCTTCCTGATAAACCGTTCCAGGCTATCCAAATGGCGCCTTGCCTTTTCGAGCATCTCACGATCGGCACGCCGCGCCTCGCCGATAGCCCTGGCCTGGTCGCTCAATTCCGGCCGCTGCCATTGCCGGGTGCTTTGCATCCCCGGCTCTCGGCTCTCCGACTTGATGCGTTTCATTTGTACCCCCGCAGCCGGCCCTCTTTCGCCAGCTCTGTCAGGCAAAAATCCATCAGGTCTTTATCGACACAGCCGAGCGCGCGCATGACATCGTAGACCTTCCAGCTAACCCCCATGGTGCGGTTGAGCAGGGTGACGATGGCCTCTTTCAAAGTTGCGACGCTGTAGGATGTCGGGAAGGTTACCTCTCTTGTGGGGAGCATCTCGCTAGCCCTCCGCTCGCGCCCCAGCGCGTCGGCCCGAGCAACGGTCTTGCGGGCTTCGACGGTAAGGCGGTCGGCCTCCTGATCCTGCTGTCTTCGCCAACGCTCTGCCCGCTCGGCTCGAGCGAGCGTCTCGCGGGCTTCCTCGATGATGCGCTCGGCCTCTACCTGCTTGCGTTCTTGCTCCTGCCGTTCTCGCTCCAGCGCCTGTTCTTTCCGCAACGCCTTGGCCACGCCAGGGCCGGGGCGTTCCAGTATCCGGCGTACCTTTGCGCTGGTTTTGGCTTCCTTGATTTCGTCCAGCTGCCATTGCGGGATGTAGTGTCGCTTAACCACTGCGCCGATCGTGATGCGGTTCGGCGCATGCGCCTCCCACTCTGCATCGGAAACGGTTCGGGCGCGCATTCGCTTCAGCTCGGCTTCCTTCCACGCGCGGCGCTCGCGCTCCAGTTCCGCCTCGGCGATCTTGTTTTCCTGTTCCTTAATAACCCGCCGGGCATGGTGCGCCTCCGAGCGGGCTTGTCTCAGGCTATCGACGGGCTCTGCCGCCTTGGCCCTTTTGCCGACATGCCTCTCAATGCCCGGCGCCAGGGTGTAGGGCAGGTGCCAAAATTCCAGCTCCTCGAGCAGCACCGCGCTGGTGTTGGGCAGCGAGCTGTTGGCGCTGCCGGTTTTGCGGACGTACTCGATGAACTCGAGGTCGTCGGCATCGATGGAACGCCCATAGAAGCCACTGATCGCCAGCGAATGCAGGTGCTTGGAAAACGATGGCGTATAGAATGGCGGCTGCATGCTATGCCTCCGACGATTGCCTTCGGGCCGTGGGTAGGTCGGCGAAATCATTCGCCGTCACCTGGCCGTTTGTTGCTCGGTGGATCTTGGTTAACACGGCCGGATGGGGGAACCGCTCGCCGAGGCGATAGCGGCCGACCGTGTGGCGACTGACACCGAGCCGGCGCGCGAACTCGGCGTCGGTCATGTCGTTGATGTCTAGATACGATGCAAGTTTCATCCGGAAAGGCTGTCACCAAATCGGGGACGTGTCAACGATAAGTTTTCCACAGCTTTGCGAAGATAGCCGTTGACGTGTCACCAGAACGGTGACATGGTCTGATCACACCAAACGAACACCAACCCTGACAGGAACCAAGATGACCAAGCTCCTCGCCGCCTACCGCGCCTTCCCCTGCCTCAACAATGCCGAGAGGCTGGTAGCCTACGCCCGCAAGCACTCCTTCGTGCTGTGCTTCCTCGACGCCGCTGGCATCGCCACCCTCGCCGAAGCAGAGCGTATGCTCAACGGCTTTGAAGAATACATCAACAGCGAGGCAGCCGGCATCTAACCCCACCCCATCGCTCTCACGCCCGGCGCCGAAAGGCTACCGGGCTTGAGGCAGTAGTAAAACCCTGACAAGGACCAAGCAGATGATCAAGGAATACACCGTCACCATCACCGACAAGTATCCCGCCGCCGGCGAGCGCCCCTCCCAAGTGTGGGTTAAGGCCCGCAACAAGCGCGAAGCCATCGCGCAGGTCCGCAAGGCCGGCTGGCGCAGCCGCTACGACAGCCCCGTGATCTACACGGCGGAGGAGGAGTGATGACCGACCTCATCGCCATCCTCGCCGCCGCCATCACCGTCATCGGCATGGTCGTTATCTACGCCGCCATCATCACCGAAAGGACACCCCCGCTATGACCTACCGTGCAAAATCTATGATCTACCGCTTCGATGAACTGCCGCTCGTCACATCAGCCGCCGGCGTCGAGGCCGGCTTCGTCAGCGGCGAGGCCGAGCTGGAGTACGAGAGCGATGGCGAGTGGATGGTGATTAACATCACGCTCGAGGGGGCAAGTCGCCTCGTAAACGGCAAGCGAGTGTATCCGCAGGTCGACGCGCCGGCGCCCGTCGCCGCCATCATCGACAAATATCTGAACAACGAATGGCACGCCCGCGTCTGCGAGGCTGTCAGCGAGCAGCGCGAGCAGGACCGCGTCGACGCCCGCGAACAGCAGGCCGAGTACCGCCGCGACGAAAGGATGGGACTATGAAACCGCTTTACCACATCGCGATCTACACGAGCGGCCCCGAGACTTGGTGGAACGTGATCGACGGCAGCACCCAGGAATGGGTGCGTCGCTACCCCACGAAGAAGGCGGCGCAAGCCTACGCCGATGAGCTGACCACGCTCGCCCTGCACCGTTACGATGACGGTCAGCCCGACGAACAGCAGGAGTGGCACGATTATGACCGCGATTGCTGACAAGGACGCCGCCTATATCCATGAACTGGAGGCCCGCCTGTGGCGCAGTGTGGAAACCGCCAAGCAGACCGCCGCCCGCATCGAGGCGCTGGAGGCGGCGCTGCGGGAGATCGCCGACAAACGCAAGATGGACGCCGTGGCTGCCGTATCCATGCAAGCCATCGCCCGCGCCGCCCTCGCACCGGAGGAGGAGAAATGAACAACGACGACAATCCGAAGAGCTTCCGCCGCCACACCCGCGCCGATGGCTCGATCCATTACGCCGATCCACCTGCCCAATCCTCTCCTGTCAGTAGGGATGCCTTGGCTAACGCCATCGACAGCCCAACCGTCGAGGCGCTGGCGAAGGTATTCAGTGTGCGAAACCAGAACCTCGCCAAATCGATCAGCGAACAGATAGTCGATATCTTAGCGCCGCGCTTCCCCGCTGAAGCGGCGACACCGCCGGGCCGTATCGAGACACTGGAGGCGGCGCTGCGGGAGATTGCTGAACGATCATGGCATCCCGCCAACGCGCCTATAGGAGACATCGCCCGCGCCGCCCTCGCGCCGGAGCAGGACAAATGATCGAAAATTGTCCGGTAGATGCCTGTGAAAAACGCGAACTCATATCCCGCATCGAGGCGCTGGAGGCGGCGCTGCGAGACATTCTAGACCCGCCATCGACGCTGGACGAACCAGAGCGGGATATTGATCTCATCCTACAAATGCGTGCTATCGCCCGCGCCGCCCTCGCACCGGAGCAGGATAAATGAAACGCCTAATGAAACGCTGTTTTTTTAGTGTCACATTACTTGTCACGCCGGCCGCGGCGGCCGACCCCGACACCCTCACCCGCGAGGATAAGGCGCTGTACCTGCGTTGCGCCTACGTCCTCAATGACGGCTCGAGGGAACTGCGGTCGATCGACCTGTCGGGCTGGTCAAGAGAGGAGCTACAACTGTGCATCGAACCAAGGCCGTTCGGGGAGCCGCCGCCGCCAAAGCCGGTAAAGACCGCCGCCATAGCCCCCGAGCCGGCGCCGGAAAGCAACGTTTGCACCCGAAAAGGGTTGAGGAAGGTCTTGACGAGGAAAGGGAAATCATGGCGCTGCCGCCGGTAGACCGTCAGGTCGGGGATGCCATCCAAGCCATCAATTACGCCCTCAAAATCATCGTCGGGCTGACGGTGGACGAGAAAACCTACCCAGAGGTCGCCGCCCAGGAAGGCGAGTTGTGGGATGTTCGGAACCGGGTCTCGTTTATTTTGATGCGGATCCGGGAAAAACAGGAAACAGTGCAATGAGCCAGATAAGCATACACCGGGATCTGACCAAGCATTTCCTGGATCGCCTGCACAAGCACATCGTGGAGGGCATTAACCTCGGCGAGATAGCCGAAATACCGCCACGGGACACCGTCGAGATGATCATGGCCTGCTTGCTAGCCGAGCTGACCTGCGGGGCATGGTCCTTCGACGTGAAGGAAGAGGAGTTTATGAGAATTTGCCAGGGCGCCTATCGTAAGACAAAGAAGACGTTTGATGGCTTTGAGAAGAAACGAAAATCCGAGTGGTACAATTGAATGTAGCGCGGAGCGCCAGCGATGACGCTCCGCGGTGCATCCCGCACCAATCCCTGATCAGGAGACTATTATGAGAAAACTACTTTTGGCGACCACCGTTTTACTTGGATTAGCGGCGGTTGTACCCGCCAACGCCGATGTTGTCCTCGGCGGCCAGACTTGGACCTCGACCGGCACCCCGTTGTCACTGACCCCGACCGTTCCGGGTGGCAACCAGCCGCGCAACGTCCAGTGCATCATCTGCGGCGCCAACCAGCCCCAACAGGCACCAGACTTCGGCTACACCGACTTCAAGAACACCGGCAGCGCCGACAGCCTGATCTACTTCTCCACTAACGTGGCGGGCGGCGGCAACCCCGGCTTCGACACCGTGGGCACGGCCTATGATGGCTCGTTCCTGCGGGCTTACTTGGCGGCCAATGGCGATCCGAACCTGACGTTCTCTGTCGGCATCGATGTCAACGATACCGGGGTGGCGCAGACGCTGGAGAGCTTTGCGCTGCTGAACCTGACACAGCACACCGTACTGGCGCAGTATTCGCTGTTCGAGCCCGGTGGGACACCTATCTTGTCAAAGAACAACGGCACCGGCTTTCCTGACTATACTCTGGAAGGCTTCAACATCAACTTGGGCACCGACATCCAAGCTGGTGACCGGCTGATCTTCTACGCTCGCATCAGCGGTGCGAACGATGGACCGGACAGCTTCTTCCTGATCCCGACGCCGACCGCGGCGGTGCCAGAACTGTCGACCTGGTTCATGATGATCCTCGGCTTTGCCGGGGTGGGCCTCATGGGCTATCGCAGGTCTAGCTTCCGTTTCGCGTAGCTGTACTGCGCGATGAGGGGGGGCGAGGCACATGCCGACATGGGCATATTACATGATCGGTGCGTGCCTCGCTTCTTTTTTGCTAGGCTATATCATCGCGTGGATGTGGGACGAATGGTAGGTTTTCGGCTGGCTTGATGTTGTCCCCAAGTCACCCTCCGACCAGCCGGGAAGGCGGGGGCGCGGTTCTTGTCAGGGGCCGCGCCCTTCGCTTTATCTACCGTCGCAGCGTGAAATCTGGACGAGGGTCCGAGCCAGCATGCGACACTCGGATCGCGCGTTAATGGCGTCGACATCCGCCCGCGTGTAGTACAATTGCTCCCGATCGGTGATCACGCATCCGCTGAGTGTCAGCGCCAGCATTCCCAGCAAGATGAGCCTCATGGTAGCCTCCTACGGGTTGATGTTCAGTCTCCGCGTCATCACGTCTGTTACCTTCTCGAGCCGAGCCTTATTCTCTGCCGTGACGGCCTCCAGCACAGTCAGCCTGGCGTCGATCTTCTCCAGGTGCGGTGAGCCACGGATCTCGAGCGTTGAGACACGCGCCTCCAGGTTGACCATGTAGATGCCGGCGATGACCGCCTGCGCCGCCAGCCCAATCACTAGCGCCTGATTTTCCTTGAACCAGGTTTTGGCGACCTCGGTCATTTGGCCTCGAGCCGATCGAGCCGGTCCATGATGCGGTCCAGCACCTTCATGATGCGGCTGTCGACCGGCGGCACCGGCGCGCGCCAGACCTCGCCAACCGTGCCGGTGCGGAGATCAATGTGGCGGTTGGCAAACTCCTCGATTAGCGCCGCCTCGTTCTGCTCGCGCTTGACGCCGGTAAGCTCAACCACGCGGCAACCCTGTGGAAACATCCGGTCGGGCTCAATCGCCGGCACCCGGATGATTGGACCATCGGCGGTTCGGGGCCCGTCGACCTCGACCACCAGCTTGACGGTATCAGGTGCGAAGCCTTTTTTGATGTACTCGTACCAGTCGACGCCGTCGCCGTCTCGGCGGCAGAACGCCATCCCCGCCGGGGCGCCTTTTGGGTATGGCTTCGGGGTGTAGACATCCCAGAACCCGTGATCCTTGATTGCCATTGTCGCCCCTATGCGTGATTAAACGTGCGCCACGCGCCGCTCCAGTAACCCTGAACGTAACGGAACCGAAAACCGCCTACCCACGCATCGGAGTTATTCCCGTAGTAGCCAGAGATGACAGCGTTCGCAAATTCGTGCCAACCAGCTGCTACCGCCCCCGCGAATGTATGGTCTCCCGCATATGCCGTGCGGCCGTTGGAGAGGGCCGGGCCGGGAGAATTCTCAAACAGGAACTTGCCCTGGTCAGAGCCGTCGACCTGGGCGCGCAAACCGCCGCCGTCCCAGCCAATATAGACCGTGTTGTTTCCCTGAAACGCGCCGCCGCCCTGCCGCACCGGCGTGTAGCCGAGGTTGGCTTGGTAGCTGCCCGCGGGCTGCGGCGTGTAATTGAAGTCAGCGGTGGTCCATAATCTAGACCTGTTACCCGCGCCCTTCGACCATCCACCAATCCAGAGATTGCCGTCATCCGCCAGACCGAAATTAACGGCGAATGCGCCGGGGCGATGAAACGACAGATAGGAGTGGGCGCCGCCGCCGGCGCCCCTGATCTCCAGCGCGGCAGATCCGGCGCCATTGTTGAGATCGCCCGTAGATCCGCTGCTGCTGGTTATCGCGGTGGTGGTGATGGACCCAAAACTGGCTGCGCCAATATAGTTCGACGTGCCGTTAACGGTAAGGCTGGACAGCGTGGTGGCGCCGCTAACGCCCAGCGTACCGCCGATAGTGACGTTGCTTGAGAAAGAGCCGCCGGTTGCGGTCATCGCCCCCGTGAACGATAGTCCACCGTTGATGGCCAGAGGGCCGCCGTTCAGGATGTAGGCGGCGCCGTTCCAGTGCAGGTAGTTGTTGCTTGGGTTGTTGCCGAAGCGGACAACACCCTGCGTCGCGCCGTAGCCGACGAAAACATCACCTGTAAAATATCCGGAACCTCCGACATTGATCGAACCGTTGATACCGACGCCACCGTCGACGGTCAGCGCGCCGGTATCAGGTGATGTCGATACCGTGGTGTTGGTGATCGTCATCGGCCCAGTGATAGGCACGCCGCCTGCCAGCGGTATCATGCCGTCGTTCGCCACCCAGGCGCCCCAAGTGACCGCTTTCTGCCGGACCCATAATTTCCCGGTGGTGGTCTCTCGCGCCTCTACCGTGATGTAGTTGGGGTCATTGTTGGCGATGTAGACAATGCCCGAATAGGTGCCGGCAGCCGGCGCGGCAGTAGCACCATTGCCGGCCCAGAACGAGCCGTTCTGCCAAATGTGGCTGTCGTAATTGGTGACGGTCTGCATCGCCGTCTCGGCACCCATCGCGGCGCGCGCGTCGGCGGCATTGGTAGCCCCGGTGCCGCCGGCCACGATCGGGCGCGGCGTATTGAGATCGACGGCAACGTCTCGGGTGAAATTGTTGTAGACGGCACTCTCGATCGTGGTGCCAGGCGCCACAACCGGCTCGGGCTGGGTGTAGTTTCCTGTTCCATCGCGCGGCATTGCTGTCTCCTACTGTCTTGTCGGGTAGCGCGGTGCGCGGTTGCGCGTCAGCGAGAAATTCGGGTTCTGGCCCTGCCGCTGCAGTTCGTGCAATTCCAGCCTTCGGCGCAGCGCCGCCACCGCCGCGGGGTCGCCTGCCCGCGCCAGCAGAGCCCTGGCGATCGCGGTGCGCTGCGCCTCGCTCTCGCCCTGCGCTATCCGCTTCAGTACATCGCCGCCGCTGCGTAGGGCGCCCATGAAATTTCCGGTGAGGGCCTGCCCGGCGACACCAAACGCCTCGGCGGCGCCCGGCCCCTGGGCCACGTCAGCCAGCCGGCCGGCGGTCTGCGAGCCGCCCAGGATGCCGCGCGACATCCTCTGCATCGCCTCCTCGCGCTCCAGCATCTCGCGTAGCGTCGCCGGGCCATAAGGCGAAATGGCCTCCAGCTCCTGCTGACCCTTCTGCGATTTGGCACGCAGATAGGTCGGGATGTTGCCGGTGCGCTCGAGGTCGCCCCGCACACGGTCGGCGACGCCGATGCGGATCCCCTGCTGCGCCACAGGAGGCCGCTCTGCATATTGACGGATGTTATCCGCGGCGCGGCCTTGGGTCGGCATCCCCTGCCCGAACCGCACGGCGTTCTCGACCTGCATCGGGCCGGAATAGGCTGCTCGCGCCTGGCGGTAGACCGGGTTTTCGGCGTCCATCTGTGCCAGTAGCCGCCGCCGCACGCCGTCGATCGCATTACCTCGAGCCGTCAGCCGGCGGGTAACCGGGTTCATCTCGCCCTCGATCATGCGGTCGAGACCGACTTTCAGGGTGTGCAGCGTCTGCGCGTTCGGCACGCCGGTGATGATCGCATCGCCGGCCTCGTTGAAGCCGGTGATCTGCGCGTCGGTCGGGCGGAACGGTCGGTCGGTGCCGAGCGATCGCAGCCGTTGCAGCTCGACACCTTGCCGTAGACCGGCTTGCGAGATCGGATCCTCGATAATGCGTTGGATGGTCTGGTTCCAGGTCGGTATCTGTTCGGCCTGCCGATACAATGGCGCAGCCGACGTGCTGGCCCGCTCAATCAGCGCCTCGCTCTCTTCCAGCGCGGTGCGGGGGGCATTCAGCTTGCGGCCCACCATCTCCCCGACGCGGTCGGGCATGTTGAGGTCGCGCCCCGACAGCGTCTCAATGATGTTCTCTCGCGCCGGGCCGGGCACCTTGTGGAGGGCATCCAACTTGCGCTCGGCGGCGTGGCCGATCGCATCCGCCACCGTGTAGTCGACCTGGCCGGCGGCTCGAGCGGCGCCCATCTGGTTGGCCACCTCTTCCGCCGTAACGCCGGCGTCGCGCATCAGCTTGGCGGTATGCTCGGTGGCGATCCTCTCGGGGTCGCGCAGCCGCGGTAGCTGGGCTGCGCGGGCAGCCCACTGCGCGCCACCCAGCACAGGCGGTAGCGCGGCCCCCAGAGCGCCGCCGAGCGCGCCGCCGATGAGGGCATGCTTGCCACGCTCCTCCAGACTGTCGCCTTCGCCGGCCCCGGCAAACGTGCCCAGCCCCGCCGCCTTGACGACATTGCCCCCGTAATTGACTGCACCGGCCGGGATGGTCTTGCCGCCGATCGTGACGGCGGCGGCACGGGTGCCGGACCCCAGCACGCCAGCGCCGGTCGCCAGCCCGCCGCTGAGTTCGGCCAGCGTGCCGCCGACCCCGGCGGTGTTCTCGCGGGCCTTTTCGTTCATCAGGTTTTCGCGGGCCTTGGCGTAGCGGTAGCTATCGGCGGCCAGCGTATCGAGTGCCCCCGGATTTAACGGGTTTAGATCCTTCAAGGTGCCCCGCCGCGCCATCTCGATCGGCGTCAGTGCGGCGGCCATGATCTCGTCCGACCACGGGATGCCCAGGCCGATCCTGGCGGCGTAGCCCCCCGTGCCGGATGTCCTGGCCTGCATGGCCGGGTTGCGCGCGTACTCGGCCTCGGCGGCGGCGCGGTACTGGTCCGGCGGTGGCTTATCCGGATCAAGATACTTGATGGCGGACGTGCCGGACGAGAATGGCGCTTCCTCAAGGTATTTGATGCCCATCAATCCATCTCCGCAAGCCGGCCACCAATGCGAACGACAACTTTGCCATTAGCATTTCTCGGGAGATGTCTTGCAGCCACCGCCGCCTCGGCTTCGGTCTTGAACTCTGGCACGGCGCGCCCGGCTGCGCGGTTGCGGGCGTCGATATCAAGACCTTTCTGGCCGCTGGTGCCGACGACAGCATAGGTGCCATTGATGAACTGCTCGCGCTGCTCGCGCTTGGTTTCCAGTTGTTTTTTAGTGTCGCCGTAACGGGGCAGCATCGAACGCGCCTCGGCCTCCAGTTCTGCGACGCCAAAGCCGGCGCCGGATTGCTGGCGGATGAAGGACTGCACAAAGTTCTCCGCGTGGGTGTCGGCTTCCTTGTAGGCGCTGCTGCGTAATGTTCGCCCCACTAACGGGACAGAGCCGCCAAGGGATGAAAAAGGACTGTTGGCGAGAACTTCTTCGTAAGTTTCATCGCTGCCTTCCGGCTTCTTCCGCAGCCCTTCCTCCGCGATCGCGGCGCGACCATAATTGATCATGGTCTTGCCCTGGAACTCGGTGCCCGTGAATTTCGGCTTCTTGTTGGGGTCGGTGCCGGCAATGCGTGGCACCTCCCATTCGTTGGTCGCCGGGTTGAACCAGTGCCCCTCCTCGATGTCCTTTTTGACCTCCGGGATCCTGGCTTTTCTAAGCGCCTCTGCCGCCGCATCGGCATCGTCAATGCGCTTTTGCTGATCCATCAGCGCCCGTTCGCGCAGCTCTTTTGCTGTTGTGGTGCGGAGGATCTTGGCCTTGTAGATCTCCTGCGCCTCAAGGTCTTGTCTCGCGCGGGCGGCCTCCAGCTGCTGCAGCTCGACCGCGGCCGGCGAGGTCGCCGCATAGGGGTTGCCCTGGTGCTGGCGCAGGAGGGTGCGTAGCTCCATCTCCCGCCGGCTTGGCCGGGCCAACGGTACGCCTTCCGGGTCGGCCGCCTCTGGCGGCACATAGCCGGGAGTGGCCGCAGGCTGCGGGGCGCTTCTGATGCGGCTCTGGGCGCTGAAGTCCGTAATGCCGTTACCCGGCGGGCCACCACCCGCCGGCGTCGTAGGGTTTTCCGGGGATGTCCCCTGCTGCTGCAACCACGCCATGGCGATCGCCGCGCGCGGGTCGCCCCCTTCCGCCCGCGGGCCAGCGGCAGGCCCCGCCGGAGCCATGCGATCGTTGAAGGTAGGCGCGGGGATATCGCCAGGCGGCAGCGGAGCCGGCCCAGCGGGGGGCGGCGGTGCGGCGGCCTGCGGCGGCGGCTGGGCCATTGGTGCGCCTGCGCCCGGCTGTGGCCCGCCTGGGCGGTACGGCCGCGCCGGCATGCGGACGGGGTCACCCGGCCCATAGGTCTGCTGCTGGTCGGGCGGCAGCGCCTGCGGCGGCACCACCGGCGGCTGTACAGGTGGCGGCACCGGGGCCGGCGGCCTCACCACCACCGGCGCCGGCGTAGGCACCTGCTGCGGCGGCACCTGCGTGGCCAGCGGTGGCGGCTCGGTGGGCTCTTCAGTCTCAACGTCGGTGGTCGGCGCGTAGGAAGACCGGATGGTGGGGGTTACGACAGGCGACGCTGCGGCCGGTGTGGCGCCAAGCAGCGCACCCGCCTCCTGCGAAAGCCGGTCCTGCTTCTCCAGCTCGATCGCCAGCCGGCGCTCGCCCAGCGCCTCGCCGATCGCGGTCAGCCCCTCGCCAAGGTTTTTCGGCATGGCGCGTTTCTGCATCATCTGCGCCAGCGCGATCTTCTCGCGCATCTTCAGGTTGGCCTTGGGGTCGAGGCCGAGCGCCTGGGGCCAGAAGAACCCCCTGAACTGCTCTAATGCGTCGTCAGCCATTATGCCGCCCTCATGATATTGCCCATGACACGCCGGGGATCGATGTGCTTGGTGCCGTCAATGGTCTTGACCGCCTTCTTGTCGATCTTCTCGACGCCTTGCGCCATCGGGCCGACATGCCGGCCAGGCTCACCCTCGCCCGGCTTATATTCCCACTCGTAGACCGGCAGCTTCTTACGCTCGCCGTCCTCGGTTGCGGCGAACACAGTGCCCATCGGCACGATGTTCTGCTTGGCACGCTCGTCGGACTTGATCAGGCCTGCACCCATCCCCAGTAGGCCGCCCATCGTCGCGTTCCAGCCGCTTTGCGCGGTCTGGTAGTTCTGTTGGTTTTGGGCAAAGTTCTGGTTCATGATCCCGGCGAAATCGGTCGTTGGGATCTGCGAGGTCGGCGAGTTCAGCCAATTAGGCTGCTGCACCTGGCTGCCCGACATCAGCGCCGAGATCTCGTTCAGCGGCTGATTGCGCTGCTGATACTGCTCCTGCATGTACTGATTGCGCGCCGAGTTGGAGGCGTTGAAGCCAGCCTGCTGCTGCGCCATCTGCTGCGCCAGGCCGGCATTGCCAAAGCCGGCCAGCGCGGCGTTCTGCGAGTTTTGCTGTGCCTGCGCCGAGTTGGCGAACGATCCGGCGCCGAGCGCCTGGTTGTAGTTGGCCTGCTGCGCCTCGTTGCCGAATTGGCCGCGGCCCAGCGCCTGCTCGTACATCTGCTTTTGCGCGGCCTGCGACATGCCGACCATGCGCTGCTGCTCTTGGCCGGCCTGGTTGATGGCGCCGAACCTGGTATCGGTGGCCTGCCTGTTATAATCATCCATCGCGCTGGCATAGGCTTGGCTTCCGTACCGGATGCCCTGGTCGGCCAGGCGCTGCTCGACGTTGCTGCGCTCGCGCTGCAGCTGCGGGTTCATGCGCGCCATCAGGCTGTCTTCAACCCGCTGCCGATCGGCGCTGAAATCATCCGCGCCCTGGATCTGGCCGGCGTCGCCGAAGGTGGTTTGCTGTTGGCCGTAGTCGCCGAGGCTGCTCTGGATCTGGCCGCCGGCGTCGTATGAGGTCGCCGCGCCAGGTATCCCCATAATGCCGGCCGCGCTGCCGGCGGCAGGCGCGTTCGTGCCCGGCGTGAACTCCGTTCCCAGCAGATTGCTGACGCGGCCGGTCTGCGACAGCGCCATGTCGGCCAGGCCCTGCTTGGTCTGGTCAGTCGTACCTTTTAGCTTCTGCCCCGCCTCCGACAACGTCTGTGTCGAGGTGAACGTCGGGATCTGGTAGGTGGTCCCGGTCGACGGATCGGTCCACGAATGGCTGCCGGTCGCGTCATAGCGCAGCGAGCCGTCAGGCGTGTTCTGGTTGGTGTTGTTCAGGTAGGCGTTGGCAACCGCCGTCGAGACGTTGGTACCGGTCTGCGCGGCGGCAGTCCGCATCGGGTCGGGCGGTGTCGGTGCGTCGGGTTTACCCATGGCCTTACCCTTGCGGCATTTGCGGCATGCCCTGCGGCGGCAGCTGCGGCTGTGGTTGCTGTGGCTGCATGCCCATGCCGCCCTGCGGCATCGGCGGTGCCGTCATCGGTGGCGCCTGGGGCATCGGCGGCGCCTGCATCGGCGGGGCCTGTGGCGGCATTGGCTGACCGATCGGCGTGCCCTGCGGCGGCCCAGGTTGTGGCTGCTGCGGCATCTGCGACATCTGCGGCATCTGCATCTGCGGCGGTGGCGCGGCAATATTCATGAGGGCGCGTGTGATTGCGTCGCGGCCCCCTGGTTGAGGATTGTAAGGGACGGGCATCAGGCGGCCTCGGTCAATTGCGGCTCATGGTGTCTGAGCCTCTTGTTAAATCGGTTCGCCTCCCACGCCTCGCGGGTGAGGCAGCATATCACGCCGTCCTTGTCATATCCGAATAGTCTCGGGATTTTGTGCAGCGTGTAGTCATAGCGCAGCAGCATGTAGAGCAGTCGCTCGTCCTCGGCCGGCGTTCGCTGCACCACCATCTGGCAGCTACACCCGATAAACGGGTACTGGTACATGTGGCGGATGGTTTCCCTGGTCAGCCAAAAATGGCCTGGCAGCGCCGCACCAGACATCTCGATCACGCCGGCGCCGGGATCCCAATTGTGATAGACCAGGCCGGCGATCAGCAGGCCACCCTCCACGATGCCGATCGTCTTGCAATTGCCAAAGCCACGCCCGCGGACAGTCGGGATCAGCTCCGCAACAAATTGCGAGATCGTCTCGTCATGACCGTAGACGTAGCCGAGGATCACCTAGCCGCCTCCTTGCATCTGACCAAATGTTTCATACGGCTGGAAAAACCGGTTTCCGTATGCGTCGCCAGTTGCGTCTATATATCCGGTGCCTCTCTCGCCCGCCGGATCATAGCCGTTGCTGGGCACAAGGCCGCCGACACCGAAGTAAGGGTTAAATGCCGGCATCATCTGCCGGGCGATGTTATCTCGCTGCGCATTGGGCTGCGGCAGATTAACCCGACCGCCCCACATGTCGGCTCCAGGTGTCGGGTAGTTTTGGGGAGGCGGGGTTACCGGGTAGGAGGATGAGCCTCCTCCCGGCGCAGCCGGCGGCGCGTAGGGCCGCCCGAACTGATCGAAGGTGGACCAGCCACCGCCGGCTTTTGAGAGGCCGCCTTTTGAGCCGCCGATGGCCTCCGGTGACCAGCCGATAGCGCCCCACGTCGACGGATCCTCGGGGTCGTAGCCGCCCTGCGGGCTGCCTTGATTGTTGGCGGCATCAATCCAGCCCGGCCATGGTGACGGCGACGGTGCCGGTGCGGGCGCTGCCGGCGGCACGTAGGGCCGGCCCCACTGATCGCTGGTGTCCCAGCCGCCACCACCTTGCGGCGCGGGCGGCGGCGTGTATGCCGGCGCGGCCGGCGGGGTTATTGGTTGCGAACCCCACGCAGCGATGCCGCTGTCAGCTCCCTTGCTACCGACGTAGCCAGTCTTGCTGCCGCCGGGCAGCGGCTGGCCGCTGAACGAGCTTAGGCCGCCAGCGTTGCCGGGGCTGTAGGTGCCGGGAGCCGCGAGGGCACCGAAGGACGGGTAGCCGCCGACATACGGGGTATAGGCGGGGTTCATGCCGCCAATGGCTGCGTCGAATACGCCCTGATTAAAACTGCCGGCGCCGCCAGGCCCCATGCCCATCGAGTTGTTGATCTGGTCTGCGGACCAGCCGCCAAAACCCTGCATCGACATGGTCTGCTCCTAGACGTTGACGCCCGCGCGTTCAAAGGTTGCCGTAATGCTGATCAAATCCACGATCGGGCGCACCCGCTGCGCCACGGTTATCTGCACGATCGGCGCATGGGTGAAGCCGGTGCTGCCGATCGATATCCACCCAGTATTGCGTGCGCTAATAACCGGCGTCACACCATTGTCCCATTTTGCCGTGTCCCAGACACCCTCGTCCCAGAGATCATCGACATCGGGATCCTCGCCAGCTAGCGGCGGCGTCGGCACGGTGATGACGTAGTCCGTTGTGGCCGAGATCTGCGGAATGAATGTCTCGTTCGGGCGAGCTGCGAAAATAGCGCGCGACTGCCGCCAGGTGATAGTCTGCGACGGCGAGGAAAACATCTCCCATCCGCCAACCAACGTCGCAACATACGGCGCGCCATCATCGAGGCCAGTGCGATCGGCCTCCATGACGCGGCCGTCTTGCGTGCCGAAATACATGGTCCCGCGCAGCTTAACAAAACATGTCGCGTCCCAGCCGGTAAACCTGGCCCACGCCCCCGTGCCCTGGTTGACAACGGCGCATAGCCGCCTGCCTGGCTTGCCGCCCGGCCAGGTCACAAACATGCCGCCAAATTCGTCCCATTTGCACATGGTCCAGGCCCACTCGCGCTTGTCGAGAACCTCTTCGCGCCACATGGGCTTGATGTTGCGTGTGATCGAAGACAGCTCCAGCAAGGCCTTGTCCTTGGTGATGGCGCCCGATGTCGCCAGGATGCCGTCGATCGTCGCGATCAATAGATCGCCGCCAACGAGGATGTGAGCGTTCATCCCCATCGGCGGGCTCATGTCATAGCGGCCCTCTTGTCGCCAGTTGGCGGCGTTGCCAGGGTCGCTGCCTGTAAAGATGATCAACTCACCGAGGTCGGTGCAGAACACCAGCTTGTCATCAATGCCGTCGCCGGCGTCGAGCGACCAAGTCGCGCAAAAAAGCAAGCGCCCGCCCCTGGTCGCGGCGCCCGATAGCGGGATCATCGACAATGCACCGCCGACGCTGTTGATGCCGAGATACCATGCGTTCATCGAATTGCGTTCGATGAAAAACAGTCGGTTGCGATACTTACAGACGTAAGACAAGCCCGAGGCCGGGATGCCCGTGATCATCGTCGGCTTGCCTCCAGGCGGCACATAGCCTGGGACCAACACCTCCCAGCTCACCCCGTCATAACGCAATGGCGCCTCGCCGGCGTCGTTGACCGCGACCAGATAATCGCCGGCCGCGTTCGCCATCTGGGACGCGGCGTAATTGCCTGACGTTCGGCCGGTCGCGACCGTCACCGGGGTACTCGACGTGACGTTACAAACCTTGTTGACGTTGGCGACAAACATCTGGTGATTGTTGCCGCTGATATAGTTGAAGGTTGAGATGATCGGTTTTCGTGCCTCGTCATCCAACGCGAGCCCTGCATGCAGGTCAGACCATTCCTCGCAGCCACCGCGCAGGCTGACGCCGCGCATGGTGGGCTTCCAGTTGTCACAGATCAGCGCCGCGCCAGGCTGCATGAACGCTTCGCTCTCGCTCAAGATCAGGCCGCGGGTTGGCGCCGGTATCGTCACCGTCTCTAGCTTTTGTGCCATCGGCTGCGGCACAGCAACTCGGCGGAAGGCTTGATACTGGCTCATGACCACGCCTTCCTAGTGTGGGGCATACCACGCCCCCATTCCCGCCAGTCGTCGGCCTTGGAGGATGATAGGCGCCGGTTGATCGCTCCCCATTGCCCTCGTTAGCGCATCGCCAAACGTCCCCATGTCCTCGGCATACGGCGAGCCTTTCTGCGCTTTCCACTGCGCGATCATGCCAAGTTTTAATAGGCGCTCATCGATCGTGAATACATCGAGGTCGTTCTGAAACACATCACCGCGACCGCCGCCCACCAGGTCGATGCAGTTTTTGTCGTGATAGATGAAGGTGGCGATCTCATCGACCGCTAGCGCGGGGTAAATATGGATCTTGCCGCCAAACATCGTCCATTCGCCCCAGGCATTGTTGTAGTCGGAAATGCGGCTCTGCATCCATTGGTCCATGTCTGACACAAACCGCATGTGGGACTCGGGCGTACCCGAGCGCCACAGATTGCTGGTTAGCAGCATCCTCTTGTAGTTAGCCGGCAGGTTGAATGCCGTAGTGACGCCGTCGCCGATCAGCTCCCCCTGGGCCCGAAGTTTGGTCCAGTCGCGTGCGTCGTAGGCGATGCGCTGCGCCATCTCGTTAGCCAGCGTCACCATCTCCTGCATGGTGCGGTTGCCGGTGATGCCTGCGAAGACAGACGTTGGTTGGACTACACCGACCGTCGTACAAACGTCTCGCACCACCGACAATATCGTCATGTCAGGCTACCTTGTCCGGTCGCACGCTTTGCGCCATGCGAACCAGCGTCTTGCGGTTCATCGTCTTGTAGCCGATCGGCTCCTGGCCGGCGTGGACCTTGATGAACTCGCGGATCTGGTCGAGATCCATTCCCTTGAACTCGCCCTCGCCATCATCAGGCATCGCCTCGATGCGCTGATTAAGACGCGCCGCCTGCATATCCTCTTCCAGGACGGCATTGCGCGCCTTCAGTGCCTCCAGCTCGATCACCATATACTTGTTGGGGGCGGCGCTAAGGCTCTCTTGGATGTAAGCCTCCGCAGCATTCTTGAACTCGCGACCGTTGGGACCGAGGTTCTTCAGCTCTGCGCCGTCGATCAGTGCGAGCTGCTCGACAGTGTAGACGTTCTGCGCGCGCAGCTCGGCGCGGCGTCCTTCGGTAAGGAACGGCGCATGATCCAATGGTGTGCCCACCTTGGTTTGCTGTGCAGATTGTTTGAACTGCTGGTACTGATGCGAGAACCGCTCGGCATAGGTTTGCTTACGCATCTGGCCGTTAAGCGGATCTTCGACCCAGCGCGCGAAAAACAGCGCGGGAAATACTTTAACGTCCTTGGTCCCGCCGGATCGGATTTCGCAGAACTCATTGTCTTCATAAATCGGGCGGCCAGCCTTGAGGGTCGCGGCCTCGTCTAGCTCTGCCATGTGCTTGAAAGTGACAACGAGGCCAGCGTCTGGATCTTGTACGGCTCGCAGCATATAGGTTTCCTTCCTTGTTTGAGATCACCGGAGCCGCCTTCGTGGAAGGGAAGGCTTTTACCTACACGTCAACGGCCCCGGCTTCCCCTGCTGCCATGGGGTTAGGGGTGTTAAATGGCAGCAGGATCGTTGCAACGTCCGGTTGACTACGTTCCAGGAACGCTGTCGTACAGCCGCCAGTTAAACATCGGGTTCACCATGGTTAGCTCACCCATCCACCCGATGAACTGCGCGATGGCGTCCTTGTCTATAGGCATTTGACCATCACCCTCGAAAAGTTTGTCGAAGTTTCTGTTCGGGTGATAGCGCAGTCGGAGGCTGTCGGTGTTGATACCGAAGGTTGTGTCGGCCGGCATGTTGGATCCGAAGCCACCGTCCAGCACGATCTCCGCGCGCTTGCCGCCGCCGATATATTCCAGCGCCGAGAACCCGAGCGTGCCGAGTGACGTATTGCTCTGCTGACGCTGGATCGCCACCGTCGCCGCATCATAGGCCGCGTAATGCTCGGGGCTCATGATGAGGAGGTCGGCGTAATCACGGCCACGCGAATGCTTGGTCATGATGGAGTTCAACGCCGGGCGAATGGTGGTCGCGTCGAGCTGGGTCTTGCCGGGCAGAAGAGTGCCCGCATTGATGTTGTAGGTCTTGGTCTGCCAGATCGCGTTGCTGCGATCGATGCCGCCGTAGACGCCGTTGTTCACCGTCACCGGGATAGCAGTGGCAAGGCCGGTGATCTGCTTGTTGCCGTTCGCAGTGCCGTCCGAATAGATGCCGGCGTCCATGGCGTCTTCCAGGGATCGCTCCGCGGCGGATATATAATTTTCAAACACATCGAGGATCTGTGCTTCACCCTCGTTGTTCAGGATTTCCTGCAGCGACAGGATGATAGGCACCACCACCATCTTGGGCGACCACACCGCGTCATTGAATAAATCAATGGCCGGGTTCAATAATTGATCGTACCCGGAGTACCATTGTACCACTTGCTTGCTGATCTGCAGCGTCTCGCGGATGTACGGCCCGCTATAGGTCTTCCACAGACCCTTGCGCTTCATAACGGCCAACAATGCGTTGTTGTTGGAAACGAGATCTTGATAACCGGACGATCGATCTTCGACCGCCATCGACAGCGTCTGCTGATAGAACGAGACGGAGTTAATATTGGGCATGATTGCCTCTCCACACGGGGTTCAGGATTAGTGCGCGCCGTTCAGACGATGCAAAGCATTCTGAACAGCTGCACGCGGGGTCGGACTGGCTTCTTTGGGTCGCCGCGACGCTCCGTTTGAGGGAGCCACGTCGGGTGCGCCGTAGATGCTTTTATCCGTAGGCCGGGTCTGAGCCGATGTGGTGCGGGTCTGAGCCGCGTGCGTGGCAGGTTGGAGTAGTTCTGCCCTTCGATATGCTGTCTCGATATCGAAACCGAGTTTGATTTCGTTCTCGATCAGCACTCCTAGCTCATCAAGGCGCGGGTGCGTTTCAGCAAAGTGATCGACCGCCGACCGCGCATAGGTGAACTGCTGGGCATTCTGCCACTGTTGTAGGGCCTGTTTCAAGCCATTAACTTCCTGGTAGAGGGCCCCAATTTGCTGCTGGGCGGCAGACTGCATATTGCCCTGCTGCACCTGCTGCAGCTGCTCGGGGCTGCGGTTCAGCACATAGTAGGCAATATCCCGCAGCCCGATCGACTGGCCGGTCTGCGGATCCGTCAGGCCCAGGTTATTGACGATCTGGTCCAGGCCGGCGATCGGATCCGACCGCAGCTTGGCCTCGATGCTGGTGTAGTTATGCAGCGCCTGCTCCAGCGTGGTGCCGTGCTGCTGTGCCATCTGGCGGTAGGGCTCGATCGGACGGTAGGCTTCCGCCATGCCCTGGTAGTGCTGTGCAGCCCTGTTGAACTCGCTGTGCCTGCGGTGGATGTCGCCGCGCACCGTCTCCGGGGTCACCGCCCAGTCCCGCTTGGCGCTTTCCGCCATCCAGGGCAGCGGCTCGGCGAACGGAGCGTGCTTGGGAAGCGGGGGGTGGGGCTGCTGGTCAGGTTGACCAGGTTGACCAGGCTGACCAGCAGCAGTGACCGTGGTGAACGGCTGTTCGTCCTTGACACCATCCGGCTGGCGCGGCGCGAACCGCCCCTTGTCCCGCGGCTGCTCGGGCGGCGTCTGGTCATCCGGCCGCTTCTTCAGGTTCAGCTTAGGCGTCTCTTCCGGCGGGTTATTGTGGCCCGCCTTGGCCTCGGCCGGCTTGGCCTTGGGCGGGACAGGCTTGCCGGTCTTATCTTCCGCCCGCTTGAATGCCTCCTGCAGGCTGTCCCGCACCGTCTCCGAACGGCTCTTGGGGCGATGATCCGACCCCTTCAGGTCGCCTTCCGGCGCCGGTGGCGCCTGGGAGCCGATCGGGTTGGGGATGGATACCGGGTTAGGGTTGATCGGCACCTGGTTGGGTGCCGGCGTGGATGGCGCGGCCGAGGACGGAGCGCCCCCGGCGGGAGAGACGGGAACGTCTGTCATGATGCTTTCCTTTTAAGGTTACGGCCGATGTCCGGCCTTGGTTTTTGCGATCGCCATCTTTACGGCGTCGCGCCGTTTCTGCTTCTCAGTCGCCGTCGAGCTAGTGCGCTGTTTCGGCTTGAATTTCTCATTGCCTACCTCGACCAGGCCGAGGGCCCTGCCGACCTCCCGGAATTTACGTTTCGAGGTGTAGAACTTGCCGTCGACCTGCTCGGTCGCGTCCATGGTGTCACTGATGACGTAGGGTATGGGCAGACTTGACCGGGCCGCCGTGGGTCGTACCTTACGCACCCGCCAACGGCCCGGTTCGATTTCCTCTAGTTCAACCACGCCTACCTCTTGCCCTTCTTGCCCTGGGGCTTGGGCTTGGTTCGCTTGCTCTGCCGACCGGCCGGCGCCTCGGCCGGGATGAACTCAAACTCGACCGGCTCGCTCTTCTGCCCGCCGTCCGCGTTCTTCACCCGCACATCGATCACGCCGTCACCCCACTCCGATGGCTTGACCGGAGCAGTCAGCTCCGTCTCGCTGATGAAGGTGGTTTGCAGATCGTTGTCAGGGCCGAACTGGATCACACTGCCCTGGACGAAGCCGGTCCCGGAAACCTCCAGAACGAAATCGGCGCTGCCGACCTCGGCCTCGTCGGGCTCCAGCGCCTCGATCGTCGGGGCCTCGCCCTGGCCCCCCGCCACGCCAGGCGGCTGGCTGCCAGGCCCATGCTCGACCTCCTCACCAGTGCCTGCACCGGCTCCAGGAGGGATTACCTGGCTGCCTGGGGGCTCGTTGATGCTGTAGGGGCTACCGCCCGCCATCTCTGCCCGCTGCTCCGGTGTGGGCCGGTTCTGGTCGATATGGCCGGGCTCGTTGATGCTGTCCATCCGCCCCGTGCGATCGACCCCCGCAGGATTGATGCTGTTAGCCGGCGCGTCGGGGTTGACCCCGCGGTGCCCGGGGTTGCCGGTGATGTCCTCGAGGTCGAGCCTGGTTGCCTTGTTGAGCTTGGTCTGCGGGTCCGGCTGGTTGGCCGGATCCATGCCAGGCGCGTGCGGGTCGTATTGCCGCATTTTCTGGGTTACCGGGTTGTTGTCCTTGCTGCGCCGGCTAGCCTCGTCCCAGGCCTCCTGCTGGCGCTGCCGGCCGGCTTCGCGGTCCTCCTCCGTAAGCCCCCGCCCTGCCGCCGGCGGATCCTTTGGCTGGCCTTGCTGGGACGGCGGGATGCCGGCCCTGGGGTCCATGGTCGAGCCTGGCTTGACCAGGTTCTTGCTGTTGGGCTCGTCGGAGCCTTGGTTTTTCGGATGCGCCATCGTCGTCTCCTTATGGTCTCCTAAGCCTTGCTTTCCTTAAACGCGCGAACCGCCATTTACGTCCAAGTAATTGTCTTCTGCGACGCAACCGGAACACCGCCCAGTTTAACGTCGACCAGCCACGTCCCCGCCTCGCGCTTCTTCTGGATGGTCGAGGTCAGCGAGGTGGCGCTGACGTAAGTGGTATTCTGCTCGACATTGTTGGCCCAGATCCGGCAAGCCGGCGTGAAGCCGGTACCGGTGCAGGTCAGCACCGCCGTGCCTGTGCCCGAGCCTGTCGGAGACTGGAGGGCCGCGGTCAGCGTCGGGTTGGTCGCCGGCGACATGCTCGAGGCATGGTCGCGGTTCGGCTGGGTGGTGTAGGCGCCGAGATCCGAGAACGACACTGTCGGCGCCTCGACGCGGGAGCCTGGCGCCACCACCACCGTCTCGGTGCCCTTGCCCTCATGTTCGATCGACGGGAAATTGGCGTTGTCGGCGCTGGCCGTCTTGACGGCGAACACCGTCAGTGTGCCGGCGACGCCGTCATCGACCACCAGCTGGGTCGGTGCATTTGGCGGCGTCTGGCCTACGAACGACATATTCGTCGGCGGGGTCGGGCTCGGGACGGTGACAGTGATTGCAGATTGGGCCATGTTACATCCTCTCCTGGGGTTGATATCTGTCTTGTCGGGCTAGGCTCCCCATGACACCCGTGGCGCCAACAGCACCGAGGCCGTACATCGGAATTTCTTTCTTGATAAGGCCGCGCACCACAATCTCCTCGATCGGCATGCCGGTCAGGCGGTGCGTCGTCTCGATCGAGCGGTTGATCTGATCGATCATCGGCCCTTCGTACTCGAATGGCTCGCTATTGTGTCCGATGCCCGGCTTCTTCGCAGCCTTCTTCGCCGCCGCCTCCTCGGTCTTGAGCGCCTTCAGCCCGGCCCATCCGACGTCCTGGAAGGCGCGCGGGTCGGTGCCTGCCTTGGCCGCCTCCTCGCGCAGGATGCGCGTCGCGGGGCCGTACCAGTCCGGGATGGTCATGCCTGGGATGAATGCACCCGACATCTGCTCATCGATGACGCCGGCATTCCGGTCGCCCGCCAGCGCGTTGTCAAAATCATATCGCTTCGGGTTCTTTGCCGGATCGAACGGCTGCATGCCGTTGTCGATGTATTTCTGTGCCTGCTCCATGTTGCCGGATGCGAAGCGACCGCCGATCGGGAACGGCATTTCATAGGCGCGCTGGTCGACGCGCTGCCCCAGCTTGTTGAGATACCCGGCGTAGTGCGACATCAGGAAATTGTTGTAGGGGCTGGCGCCGCCGGTGGTCGCGGCCATCATGCCGCTAAACTCTTTCTTGAACGCCTCCTTGCCGGCCTTCTCGCCCAGCACCTCGACGTATTTGTCCTGCAGCTGCTTCATGTAGTACCAGTTCTCGGCGTTGCCGAGCGACTGGCCCTTCGCGTAGCCCTCCTGCAGCCGCGCGCGCGCCTCCTCGGTGCCGTACTTCTTCGTCCACTCCGCATCGGTCTTGGCTGTGGCTGGTGCCGCCGCCGTGCCGGTGTCCGCGAACGGCCCATAGTCGGATGCAGGAATGTCAGCCCGCTTGGCGGGGTCGAAGTATTTTGTGTAGCCGTGCAGGTCCATGTCCTGCTGAACGATGTTGCGCTGCTTCT